TATTACAGAGTTATCTGATACTATATTGTTTCTAAACACGCCGTATTGAGGGATGTCCATCAGTCCGCCTTGGTTATATCGAAGTACCGATCGTTCAAGAACAAGACCTATCGCGCCAGCATAAGTGTTAATAGCCTGACCCGATCCAAAACTGGCAGAGCTTTGGATAAGTCCAATGTCGTGTATCCACGCATTGAGACTACCTTCTGATCTGAGAAGAACTCCTGTGTCACATGGAGCAACTTCCGTATCTGTAAACTGACAATTCCCCACTCCGATATGGTCGAGATGTGTAAACCAAACACCAGCAAGCTCTATGCCTGTGGATAATTTATTCTCAAGAACTAAAGCTAAGCTGGTCGTGAGGGCGGGATCAATGTCAGCTCCGACCCAGTTTTGATAGATGGTGCCATCGCTAACTGTCGCAGCAACAATATCAGCTCCACCTAAAATTACATTTTTACCACTAGTGCAAGCTGTATCGGGGAGATTCGTAACGCGAACGAATTGCCTTTTTATATAACCACTTCCATAAGAAATGGTTAACATCACAAGATTTCCGACCTCTAAATCATCAACAAATCCACTTGTATTATTAACGCATACCTCACCAGAATTGTACGTTCCGAGCGCGTTAGTTGTAGTCGCCTCTGTTATGCTCGCTGAAGCGCCAGTAATATTTTTTTGACCGATGTTAAATGCGCCATTTGATACTGTATTACTATCCCAATACGGGCGAGGCCCGTTGTTAGTGACAAACATAGATCCTTCGTATTTTAAATCTATATCGCCATTACTGTCAGCGCCTGCTCCTATGAACTTTGTAAAGTCCTTTGGAATTTCTGTGCTTACACCCAAGACTCGACCATCTGGGGTAGTGGGGCATGAATCTCCATAGGCGGACGTAGATGAGTCCCAACAGGTAGTGGAGACATGAGGAACGCTATCTGCGTCATCGGTGGTTGGTACATCCATGCCTTTTAGAGCGTAAGTTCCGGGCTCTACATCTATCCGAATCCCAGACTCGCTCTGACCATATAGAGCATTGATGTCATCTGTTGCATCATCCCAAACTCTTTGACCATGAAATCTACATTCGACTGGATTGCTGGCTGCGTCTGCGGAGTACGGACCGGAAGCTCCCGAATAGTCTACTTGAGTTAGAACGTAATCTGAAGTACGAAACCACCCGCAGATGTAACCGGCGTTATAGCCCGGACTCATCCCATCGGTTCCTCCACAATCGCAAGTCTTCCAAGTGGTACCGTCCCCGTCAAAATCCTGAGGAAATTTAACGTACTCGTAAAGACCATCAGCATTAGAGTCGATTAAATCCGCAGCTCCACCAGAGCTAATCTGATCCCAGCTTCCCTTGATAGTGAGCTTGCCCGTGCCTGCCGTTTGTATTTCAATTACGATGTAACGCTTTTTAGACTTGAAAGAGTCTACAGTCAGGTCTGTAGTCGCTAACGCCTTGACAAGCGTGCATTCACCACTGGCACTCAAGTCCCCGCCACCGCCACCGTTCGGCGTGTCGCAGACATGAAGCTCGGCAGCAAAGCCACCAGCTCCATTAGACCAGTCAAGCGAAAATAGCGGGTAAGAAAAACCAAGGCTGTACACACCCGCTGTGTTTGAAGTAACAAAATCGACTGTCATCATGCCGAAGTCAACGGAGCTGTCACCATCCTTCGCTTGCTTCTTAACAGATGGAGCCGCTGCATACGATGGCATCGCAAATGCTAGTATCGTAAGCAGTGAAATCAAAAAGTTCTTAATCATTAAAAACATCTCCATAATTCGTATGAGCCTATCCCTGCCAGCCAAAAAGCCATATCTCTTCTAGTGTCAGCGACTCGTTCAACCGGCCATTGCAGCCAGAACTCTCTAGCGTACAAAGACACCATTGAGACATAAGATCCAGCGATAGCACAAATGCCGAGGCCGCAGATCAGATGCAATGTCTGATCTACGGCCTCTCTTCCTCTAGGGCTTAAATCCCTATACCATTGGGGGTCGCTCAATAATTAACTCAGGTTGTTATTTTGAACATACAGAATGGTGAAGCGAACCAACCCGGCAGTCGTGGCGGCGCTCGTAGTGACATTAAGTCTAACGTCACTAGTGCCGACATCTTCCCAGCCAAGTGTTCCGCCACCCTGAGTAGTGATCGTCTTAAGTCCAGCGGTTGTACCGGAAGCAAGAGCGTTAAGTATATCCGTAGAGGAACCTCCAACTATGCCAATGCTCATATTCGTAGTAGTGTTTGCTGCCGTAATTGCATCGACAACAATATCAACAATCTGCGAATTTGCAGGAATTACTACATCGGTAGCTGATGCGCTAATTGCCCCTGAAGAAAGATCTGCATCAAAAGTCTGAGACATCACAACCGACCCAACATTAGCAACATTACTACCAACAGTAGTGCCAGTCGTGTCTCGGATCGTTCCAGCCTTGATCGGTCCAGTAAAAGTAGTCGTACCCATAATTGTTCACCTCATTGCACGCAATTACCCTGCCAGTCTGCGTGCTGTCTTTTAAGTCTGGCAGGATTGGTTTACCACTTAACCTTGTCTGCCCAATACGCAGCAGACATTTTGCCCTTAGCAATATTCTTGCCATGTCGGGCTTTGAAGGACTTACGCTTTGCCTTCATTCTATCCGACTCGCCCGCCTTGGGCTTACCGGCAGTCTCGGCGCCCTTCTCGCCAAATCTAATCAGTTTGATGTTGCTACCTTCCTTGGCGAGAACAGCGTGACTCTTCTTAGGATGATTAGGCGTTCTCTTGGGTTTGTTGTATCCAGAGAATGTTTCACTTCCACGCTTAATGGTCATCCTAAACCTCCTTTCTATACTTGGCAGTCTTCTTAGCTATTGCCTTGGGCTGCTTAGAAAACTGCTTACCCTTCTTGGTGTCTTCGCGCTTCTTTTTAGAAGTCGCAGCGTATTCTTTACTGGATAAAGCTTCTCTTGCCTTCTTCGGTAAATATCTTTCTTCGGTAGATTTTTTTCCTTGCGTGCTAGGCTTGCCCGACTTAGTGCCCCAGTCTTCTTTAGTCCATTTAGATAAAGATTTTTGAGCCTTAGTCTTACCGCCCTTGAAGCCGCCCCCAGCTTCTTTGTATTTCTCATTTGCAATCTGAGCTTTTCTAGCTGACCAATCGCCCGGTTTTCCGCCTTTGCCACTGGATTTGACTTGAGAAACAATTCTTTCTCTAAGAGCAGGTTTTGTATAAGCCATCAACTTCTCACAAAATAGTCAATCATCCAAGTAAGGATACTGAGAAAAAATATAAGAGCAGAGCCAACTCCGTAAACTTTATTTTTAAACTGATGAAGCTCTAGCCTTACCGAATCAATCTCGTCTATCAAAGCATTTATAGAGGTTCGATCACTCTTAGCTCGATGTTCAAGACTCTTGACCTTCTCTTCTATTGAGCCGATCTCTCTTTCTGATATGGGTGTCATTCACTTTAAGTGGAATAGGTTGGGGAGAGGAGGAATCGCCCGATTAACCTCCCCTCCCCCTGCGGGAACTTCCCACAGATACCTATTTATGCACCCTGAGAACCGTAGATTCCGAGCGGGTCTGAAACGCCGAAGCTGTATCGCTCGCGGCACTTGTATCGGACATTGCCGGTGTCGAAATCACCATCCATCGAGGTCTGCATCGGGGTTCGCGTGAAACCCTTCATGCCGTTCGGAACATCCGTAATGATGAACCAAGCATCGGGGTCGGTCAGATAATGATTGATGCGATGCCCCTCAGGGATAACTCCGTTATTTCGGAGTGCATTGATGTCATTATCTGCCGTTCCGGCGCGACGATCCGTCTCAAGGAAGCGAGTAGCAACAAACTGAAGATCCGGGGGGATAATCAGTCTGCGCGCACGAGCCGCAATCTTAAGACCTCTCTGGTCAGTGAACCCAGCAATGTCAATTATTGCCTGCTCCAACGAAGTCTCGTTAAGATCAGACGCAACCGAAGGCTGGTTGGCATTGACTCCACCATCGACTCTGGGATGAGACGCATTGAAAAGCGTAACTCCATCGCCACTGGTAAAAGCGCCACCCGTGAACCCGTTGTTCAGCGGATAAGCGGCCTTGACCTGCTTGGTGTTCGCCGCAGCGCGAGCAAGTGCCTTGGTGTAGCGAGCCGAGAGCGAATCATAAAGATTGTCCTCGATCGCCTCCTCCGTAATAGAGAAGCCAAGAGCAACCGTCTCATGGTTGTAGCGAGCCGTAAAGACTTCCTGCGCCGTATCGTAAGCGATAGCAGCGCCCTCAGACTTTACCGGAGCCGAACCGAAGCCGGAAAGCTGGACTTCTTCCTCGAACGATCTGTCCGAGGTTTCCATCTCATAAATATCCTCATGCTCGTTTTCATACGAGCCATACTCCATACCGAAAAGGGCATTCAGCCCCGGCAGGAGTTCCTTCATCATTTGCGCTCTAGAAATAGCCATGATTAGTTACTCCTTAGATTCCGACAGAAGCGTTAAAGAAATGAACGGCAGGATCAATAAAGACGATTGCGTGCGTATAGGTAGTAGCAGCAGCCTCCTTTAAGTAATCTGCTCCGTCATCGTTAGTAACAGCAACAACTCTCAACTGAGCCGTAGTAGCGGCGGTCGCGGTGTCAAGCATCATCCCGCTTAACCCAGTCGTAGTGTTTCCACTATTCGTATAATCAATGTCAAAACCCATACCTATTGCGGACTGGGTGATAGTTCCCTCGGTGCCTCCAGTACCAACTCTAATCTTAAAGAACTGGAGAGGGTTGACATTAACTAAAGCAATGTTGTCATCTCTATCAATTGCATCTACATAATGATTATCGAAAACTCTTTCGCCATCACTATTCGTATATTCGCATCCAACAAAAACGCCAACGGCAGCAACTTCGCCGACACCACTAGCAGCGGTAACGCTACCAGCAGCTTCCATTACAACAAGATCGCCCTGAAAGATGTCATCACCTTCGTTCTTTGCAATCTTAAAACCTCTAGTAACGGATTCCCCGGAAAGAGCCGAAGAATCCACTCTGAGGCCACCATAGATAGCCATTTTAATTTCTCCTAAAAATCAAGCGGCGACTTGTAGGAGAACATCTCCTAAGATCCGTCGCCAAACTTGACGCGAGTTACCCTGTCCGGTCGGAGCAAGGGCATTCTCGCATCATTCTCTCTCATCAAGTTGTTATCAACGGCATCCATTTGGATTCTAGATTGCTCTCGCATGTAATCACTTCGCTCTTTAACTGTACGAGCGTCACACTTGCAAAGCATCAATCCACCGACAACGGCAGCTCCGTCAAACCTAGTGTCGATATCAGGAAGCAATCTAAGCTC